TGACTGCGCAAAATTCGCTGTACCTGTTATCGTTGACAATATGATAACGGGGAGTGTAAAACGTAGACTCAATTTTTTATACAATAAGAATGCTTGATGATGCATAAATCTATAACACCCAGCTGCCTCACCCCATTGTCTTAATATAGTTTCGTGCTGGTCATTCCATACAATTTTTTCTTTTACCATTGTATAGTATAGTATAAATGAATATAATATTCTTCTTACACGCATTTTTTATAATAGCTATGTTGGTAGTTCCCTTCATGAATAACCGGGAAAATTTAGAGTTTTATTCTTTAATGATTCCATTTTTGTTTTTTCACTGGTCTGTAAATGATGACACCTGCGCCTTGACACAATTGGAAATGGAAATCACAGGTCAGGAGAAAGAGAAAACTTTTATGGGACGTTTAGTTGGTCCAATTTATAAAATGGAAGACAATGATATCAATAAATTAACAAAAACTACATTCTTCATGTTATGGGCAATTGTACAGTACAGAATTGGTCACTTTGATTTCTTTATTAAAGAATTAAAAAAATCTATGAAGTAATTTAAAGATATTCATAGTTATAAAGATATATGGACGTTAAAATCAATCTAGAAATTCAACGATTGGAAGAACTTAAAAATCTTCGACACCGGGAATATATCTTCAATGTAGAGCAGGTAGAACAAAAAATAGAACAAACAAAACATCAAATTGAAAGAACAGAGTCTACGATCAAACGGGATATATTGAGAAAACAAAAAGTGTATTGTAAGGAGGAAATAAACACACTCGATAATGCGATTGAGACTTTTACACATACAGTCGACGAGAAAATTGAGGGTCTTCACAAAATTCTCGAAGTGTGGATAGAAAAGAATAAGATGGAGAAAGAGTCTATTGGGTACAATATTGAAAAAATACGAGACCTTATCAAAGGGGAGAACATGAACGATGTTTTCGAAATGTTCAACTCTGTAGCAAATTCTTTAGAAATCATAGATAAGAAACTTACTTCTTCTCACGAATCAGTTCCTGAACCCTAGAGAACATCTCCCGATCCGCCTTCTTACGGTTATCGACTCTAATGATAATGTACTTGAGTCGGTTGGGTATTTTAGGACTGTTACCCCTAGATTTCTTAGTGGGTTTAAGTTTACCCTTTGCTTCCTGTATTTCTTTCTTTGTAGGCATTTTTACTATATACTAAGAATTTAGTCTGAATCTATCAAAAAAATGCACACAATTTCTAAAGTTGTGGTACACAATCATACATAAGGCATCTGCAATGTCGTGCTTTCTTTCATATGGAATGTCCCCATCGATATATTTTTCAGCGATGGAGACAGATCTCTCTTTTCTTTGGTCATAGTCTAGGTGTCTCATACCAAAATGCACATGCATACTCACAGGCGAAATCAAAGAAACCTTCTCTTTGAACATGTAATGTAAAAGAATCTCAATATTGGTGAAACCACCGGGTGGTTGTGCTTCTATAAGTATTTTATCAGCTGAATCGAATATACTTTGGTGATCTTCTACAAATAAAGGAATTAAGTCTACAAAATTATTTGATCGTATGTACTTGTAGTCTCCAAGACTCACTTTCTTTATATATTCCACTGTAATTTTTGGTCCAGGTGAAGACTCAGCTAATACCAATCCCATATTGTGATACCCAATATCAATTGATAGCACCTTCATGTCTCTAAGTGAAAGATTTTCCTTAACTATAGTAATGAAGAACAAGACAAAAGATCAGGTGTTATGGCTGACTCTTATTTTACTCACAGCGTTCGTGACATATATGTGGTACAACCCTAGAATTATCAAAGTTCCTGTGAAGACTATTGTGCGAGTTCCACCAAGACCAATAGAAACGCGTCGCGAGCCAGAATTCAGGGGACCACCAATTAAAAGGTATAAGCCTGGACATATGCAACAGATGGGTATCATAACAGGACCGAATGAAGAAACTTTACCATTATATGGAAAGGAAGCGCGAGGTAGACGTGATAGATACCATTATTACACGACTACGGGTGATCATAATTTGTACCCGGTTCCATTGAGTCATAATTCTAGAGATTGCATGGAAGACATGGGTTGTCAGGAGTTGTACGGAAATGAAACTGTTTCAGTGACAGGTAAAACTGGTTCATTCGCGGTTAATATGTATAGGACTGACGATTTTTTTTAAAGCTTGCAGCGTCTGCGGCTATCTTCAATAACGCGGGCAGAAGATAAGATACAACCTAAAAATCCAACAAGCATTAAACCCTTGGCGTAATCCGTTTTATTAGGAACATATCTATACCCAATAATTAATGACATCATTGTAGCAAACACACTTACAGCAAGTATTTCAAGATCGGCTTTGGGCATAGGTCTCCCCTCTGTGGTTGAAAGGTTTGGAACCTTAAAAAATCCCATAATGAGTGATGTACTAAACATTGTTTAATACTATTACTCAATAATTTTTTTTGATGTGATGATATCATATTCTCTTCCCTGAAGACCCTTATTTTTTGACAGTTTAGATTTCATATCCAATAACTCCATAATTGTTTCATTGTCAAGATATTGAAGAAAATCTCTCTTTTGCTCAATATCATCTAGTTGACTTTTCTCTTTATTCGATTGAACGTATGGCCATGTGTGTTTTCTCAATGACTGAAGTTCCAGTTCCATTCTGGTCATGTGAGGTAATATAACCTCGCGTATAAGTTTGTTTGTTTCATGAAGGTCGTCTTTCCATTCACTCATAATTTTATAAGGGTTTAAATTTCTAAGTATATTACAATGGATCCTACCAATATCAGGAGCAAAGCTAGAAAGTTGGGTCTCAGGGTAACTAAAGATGTAAACGGTAGTCGCGTCAAATTAACAGATAAGGACATCAAAAAACGGGTTCACGCTGTAATGAAGAGTAGGGCGAGTAATACCAAAAAATTCATCCGTATTTGTAGGGATGTTCTTGTGACAGCTGGACCCATTGGAACTGTAACACAGTCTAGGTCGACTCTTCCACCGCCACCGCCACCGCCGCCTCCACCTCCCAGGAAGCCTCTGGTAAATAATAAACGTGCCAAACTCATGAGTGAATTGAAAGCCACTCTCAAGAAAAGGGGGGTAACAAAATAAAATCTCAATTATTAATATACGAGATGAATAATCAGGCAAACGCCACCAAGGCTAATAATAATTTCAACGCTTCTGCGGCGCTGAACAACACCCTCAAAAATGCCGGTAACAGTAATGGCATGGGACCCGGGGGTAACAATGCGAACAAGGCCAATAACAACAAGCCTGCCAACAACAACGCGAACAAGGGCAACAACAACAAGCCTGCCAACAACAACGCGAACAAGGCCAACAACAACAAGCCTGCCAACAACAACGCGAACAACGCGAACAAGGCCAACAACAACAACGCGAACAACGCGAACAAGGCCAACAACGGTAACAACAAGCCCGCCAACAACAACGCGAACAAGCCCGCCAACAACGGTAACAACAAACCCGCCAACAACAACGCGAACAAGGCCAACAACGGTAACAACAAACCCGCCAACAACGGTAACGCGAACAAGGCCAATAACGCTAACAACAAACCCGCCAACAACGGTAACAACGCTAACGGTATGTTGAACAATGCTAGGAAGCTTCGCAACTTGGCGAAGAAGATTGCGATGAATGCTATTAACAAGGCTCGCAAGGAGATGAACAACCAGTAAGCATTCACCAAAAATGAATAGAATATACAATTAATTTACACATAGTCAAAATATGTAAATTAATTCCGATGTAAACAATAAGATGTCTCTCACAGTTCTTAAAAGAGAATTCCTAAAAAAAATGAGATCAGGTCTACGTGAGTTATTAAAGGCTGATGAAATAGGTTCAGACCCAGATACTGATATGGAAGAATTCATAAAAATACACATGTTAGTAAATAATGATACAGGGAAATACGAGTTTTCCGAATCTAAATTTCTAATCGCTTTGGGTATACTCGATTTTGATTTACTTTCTCAAATTCTTTTATACTTTGATCAAAGTGGTATTACGATACAGAAGGTTTTAAGACAGTCTAAGTTCAATCCATTGACGATGTCAGGTCGGGAAATATACCTGGGTAGATTGATTGAACAAGGTGAAATAGAGACATTTTTAGATTTTATCTCCTTTTGAATTTAACGTCTTTTCACCATATCTCCTGCAAGTACAGACGCAGAAGAACATGATTGAGAACACATCCAGACAATAATGGGGATAAGAATGGGGGGGGGTGGTCTCGGGGGGAACCTCGACGCAGCTTTGTTGATCATGTATAGCATCAGCATCACACATACACAAGACGATAAAATTGTGGTAAGATGAGCCATCAGGTACATATCCGGCATGGGTTTATCATTATTACTCAAATAATCTGATAAAAATGGTATAGGTATCAGATTGATTATAGGTAACTTACAACAAAGAAGTATTGGAAACGGAAACATGTCTCTTTCTATACACTGACACTTTTTTTAGCGTCTGATAATTTTAATCTCAAACCGCTTTGACATGAATTTTTCAACTTCACCAAAGTATGGAAAACTCCATAGGTACCAGCGTGACCAAAAACCAGCACTATCAATACCACTTATCTTCCAATTCTCTTTGTCACTTCGGGTGACATTTAACATTTTTTTATGGATCTTCTTGGGATCTCGTTCCTCTATCGTCTGTCTGGGTACATGACCCCCGTGACGTAAAATATAGGAACGCATACGTGAAGGATTCTTGTGTTTGGTGTAGTCGGAATACCCACTTGCACCAAAGTCAACAGTCCTACCGTCGTCTAATGTCGCCCTGAACTTTTTCTTCGTGTCCGGACTTCTAGTGATTATGACGCGCATACTTATATTTTACAGAGAAAATTTACTTGCTGCAACCACCAGCACAGCAGTATTCCTCAGTCTTGGACGAGGGGAAGATATCACGCTCAGGGCCACGCTTGACACGATACATGTGATCGTACGCATGGAGAACGGCGACACCAGCCACCATGGTGAGAAGAACTGGGCGGTTCATCTTGCGAACAGAGAAACCATACAAACCAATGAGCGCAATGAGAACAAATTGCACGATGGTGACAGTGGGGAAATTGGGCATCTTGAAACGGTCCGCGAGGGTTTTAGTTTCGGGGGTAGGTTCGGGGTTAGCGATTACCATAGACTCTTGCTTGTATACGGGCATTTTTATTATCTACTGAGAAAATAATGTGGTCTCTCCTGTTAGTTCCAATCTCTATGATTTGTTACGACTATTTGAAATCACCGATTGACCTTCTCTACTTCACTAAGATAGCGAGACCACTACTGGGTATACAAAATACATTTAGGGATATCATATATAGTACATCTAGACACGCCATTAAGGATTACCCAGGTCTTTTCCTAATTAAGATGCATCATAAGAATATTCGTGAAGAATTTGATCGTATCTCACCCACACTCGAAAAGAAGTATTATCATGATATAGATCCATGGTTTGAAATAAATAATAACTATTACTTTTATAAAATTGAAAAATTCCCACTCTTGTACGGTCTAGTCAAACAAATAAAGTGTATAGACACGAGTGTTGCTGCATTCGCTGTTGTAGAAGGTACAATGATAATACCACCCCATCGAGCCGAAACCAATGAACTCCTGAGATACCAATTGACTATACACGGCGATGGAGATTGTAGCCTGTACACGGGTGACGGTAGACACATACACAGAGAGGGTGAAGATATCCTCTTTGACCAGGCGAGATACCATGAACTGATGAAAACTGGGGATGGTCGAAGGGTTGTACTTATCCTTGATGTTCACAGGTGATTCCGGCACGTCGCGATGTACATATCACTGCCACCTATGAGTTCTAGGGTTTTGTCGTCTACAATTCGCTTAGTGAAAGGACCTAGAGTTCCATCATTGCAGCGCATACAGAGTGCCGAAAGTTTGGTCACATCACATGCGAGTGGGATACAATCAATA